GCCTGTAGCAGCGGTGCTGACTGTACATATTAGTCTGTGGATGTAGTCACCGATTGCGCCTGTGCCGCCTAAGACTTGTGCTGTTTGACTGACTGCAACGTGTTCGGATTGGTATCTAAATGGTGATTGTATGCTCATATTCTGCCTCTCTTAGGTTGATTTGCTTGCGCCCACACATCATTCAAAGTTGCTGTGTTTTGCTCTCCTACCATCAGCGGTTTAGCTGCATCAGGCTGTCTGACTCGCGGCTCTGACCGCCATGCTATTGATAACATTCGGAAAGCGTCTGCCGGATGACTACACCAGTCATGTCGTGGCGTCTGCCGGAAAGCCTTCTTGTCCTCATCATACTCTCGTTGGTACTGGCGTAAAGCCTCAATACCTTCACTGCACTTGTCTGCATCAAACCAGCACTGCGGCAAGACTTTACGCACAGCCTGTATACCGTCTTGTACTGACAGGTCTGGCACGATAGCTAGGCTATTGATGCCAAAATGTACCGCCAACTGCTCGATTACTGACTTACCAGCAGCCGCCAATGTCTTAGCTCTAGCATCATGAGGTAAATAGTGCTTACCGAAATTATACGGCCTTGACAGGATATTTGCAGCAATTTCATCAATATTTGCACCAGAAACGGCGTAATAATCAATTATATGTACTTCATCTCTGATGACCTGATAGAACCAGACCGCCGTATCGTCTCTATAACCGAGGTCGAATGCAGTATGAACAGGCACGTTATTATCGTAATGCACGCGCGTAACGCGCCCTTGCTCTGTAGCCTCACGCATCTCTGTGCCGTAGAACGCGCCAAGTATCGCAGCCTCGAATGAGCATTCGTACTCTTGCATATATTGATCTTCGGATAACTGTGCCTTAGCAGCCGACAGCTCACCCTCTGGCAATAGCTTGCTGACCGATGCAGGCAGGTTAAGGCAAAACCACTCGCTAGGTATTCTTAGGGCGGTACTGTAGATAGTCCAAAAGGCATTCTTACCCTTTGGAGTAGATGCAAACACGCACCAACCTTGCTTGTCTGATAGAGCAGGTCTTAGGATATTGCCAAATACACTAGGCTTAAAATCTGCGTATTCGTCCAGAAAAAGGCCATCAAATCCCAAACCTCTCATGGCATCAGCATTATCGGCGCCAAATAGCCTTATCCTAGCTCCGTTCACTAGGTCTACATATAGGTCAGACTCATTGACTGATGCGAGTATTGGTCGTGCGTAGTGCTTGAGGTATTCCCACGCTACGGACTTGGCCTGACTGCGGTATGGAGCTATGTAGGCAAATAGGGGCATAGGACTAGCACAGAGAGCCGCTGCTCGTATCAAGTCATTGATAGCTGCTACGGTCTTACCTGCGCGTCTGTGAGCTACTAGACAGGCCCAGCGCTCTGTCCTCTCATGAAACGGCATGAACGCCAGCCGGGGCTGGTAGTCCATTTCTATTTCGGTGCTTTCCATTTTATCGTGATTTCTACTGGCCCATCGTTCTTGCCTGTCAGTTCTGTGCGGCTCAATTTTGGTACATGGTACTCAATCATGTCTGTATAGCATCGGAACGCCATCAGTGGCCCATTCTCTGCTGCTATCGCATCTAGCCATTGTTGTACTCTATGTGCATTACCGTCTACAAAACGAGCTATAGCCTCTCTAGCATTGCTTGTGGCCTTGTTAGCTGCCCCTTTAGGTCTGCCCGGCCCAGCTCCTACTATTTTGTGTTTTTTTAATGCCATCATATATCTCGCTTTTCGTTGAGTCTAATAGCTGGTAGCTTGGCTGCATCTATTACATCTTCCAGATACTTTATAGCGTCAAGTCTTGTCATACCTTGAATTACTGCTGGAAAACTACTTACTGGCGCTCCTGTTCCATCGCAGACTATCTCGTGCATTGCGTAGCCGTTATGTGTCTTGACCATTCTTATCATGCTAGGAATTTCAGCTTGTAGATGGTGCTGTCGATTAGTTGTGCTATCTCATCTATTATATTCTGTAGCTCTGAGTCTTGCGGTAGCTTCTTTCTTTCATCTTCTACATACTTACTTAGACTTGTCAGATACTTTAGTGGTGGTGTAGGTAGTAAGTAATACTTCTCATAATCATCTATGATTCCGTAGCAGCCTTGATACGCCTCTACGAATGAATCTACTAGATCTTCTAGTTCCTCATAGTACATACCTAGCGCAACGTGTTCGCTATAGCTTTTGGTCTGGAAGTGCAGTATGTGAGCGTTAGTAATGCTGTGTAGTAGTGTTAGTACGAATTGTTGTGGTGAATGACTCATTTATCTCTCCTATTTGATTTTGTAACGATCTCGACATGGAGCGCATACTCCCTCTACTAAACGTCCTGACCACTCGCCACACAAGTCGCAGTCACCCGGCGATCCTTTAACTAATGGCTTGCTGGCCCGTTTAATTAGGATTGCTAGTCTCTTCTCTGCTTGCTCGTTAGCGTAGTCAGCCTCGTCCATCTACCATCCTCTGTCTATAACAGAACTCCTTACACTTGCAGACTCCCTCTTCTGTTGCCTCGTTCTCACCCCACTTTCTGAACTGAATAACGAGCTTTTTGCGTAATTCTCTGCAATTATTCTTAGATATTAGTCTTTGTCGGCAACTGCGGCAATTGAATTGGTATAATCCAGAGTTAGGATTCTTCTCTGCTATCTGGCACTCAGGACACAATAGGTTGTCTCTTTGTATAGTAGGTATACAGCCAGACTTCTTTACGGCCCAGTATCAGATTAGACTTTATAGGCACTCTAGTAACATATCTCTGCTTTAGTAAGTAGCATAATGCCATTGAGATTTCGCAGGTCTTTAGGTCACATCTAGCGCCTATCTCAGCCAGTGTGATCTCGCCCACATAGTCCTTTAACAGCGCCCGAATTGTCGATACTGCTCGTGCCATACTTCCTCCTGATATATATCATAATTATACCAGAGTATTATACTTATTTACATACATTCCATTGACCGCTGGGTCTGTGTGCTGCATACAAATCCTTACGTTCAGCCTTTCCAGCAATTGCTTTTTTATCATCTCTTAGAGACTTCTGTATTAGATTAATGTCCTTTCTGCGAGACTCTGCATCAGCCGGGTTATCCTGTCTGTTTATCTTATCGCCGTTTATCATTAACCAGAACTGCGCGTCCTGTGGACTATCCCATAGCTTTGCTGACAGCTTAGGTATGTATCGAGCTACGAATACTCTAGCTGACAGGCTGGTGTCCCACATATACGGAAATCGGCGTAACTCAGAGAATGGAGACTGCTGCTCTGTAAAGTCCTTTTTGTACATATCTATCAGACTTTGCATACGAACATCTTTGCCCCATCCTTTAATTAATAAGGCATCCCAAGCTAACTGACGATAATCGTCCGAAAAATACATATTAGACCTCCTATGGCAGCTACAAACGCCACTTTAATCCACAGTACGAGCCTTCTGTCATCTTCAGCCCATGAGCCGGATGAGTAGCCCTGTCCCATGCCTCGTGGTGCGTTTAGGTAGGGCAGGTAGCCATCGTGTGACTTATTGCGCTCCGCGCCCTCTCTGATCGTTCTAGGACTGGTATCGTAATTTGAGTTCATGTGTTCTCCTTTAATCATCTGCTGGAAGAAGAGGACTACAGATTACTTCCCCGGCAATCATTTTTTTATTGTATTCAAGATAATCACAAATAATTTCCGCATCCTCCATATCGTAAGTTTTCTGGTGCATTGAGAGTAGGGTAAAAATTACAACTAAACTATCTGAATACCCGCTCATTAATATATTGTGCAGCTTTAAAGTCATTTCCATAGACCTTAAACCTCGCAATTCTTCTTGGTCTTTGTCAATCTCAGTATCTTTAATACTCATTAGAAGTCACCTCTGTTTAGCGGTTCAGCCTGCCCGTGACGTGGATCGTCAAGCACCTCGTCCAAGCCCTGATTCTGTTCTTGCTCTCGGTTGTGATACTTAGCTTCCTCATACTGTCTGACCATTGCAAAGTATGAGTCTAATAGGTTGGCTTTAGTTTCGTTATCTGCTCTTGAGAAACTTATTACTAGCCGTGCTGCTGCTAACTGGAAGTCTGTAATCATTTTATGCTCCGCATTGTGAGAGGTAGGAAGTGAAGGCAATCGCCATTACAACAATAATTATTATAAACCACGGGGTAGGCTCGAATGGTGGGCGCTTTTGGCGTGGGAAGAACTCGTCATATTTGCTCATGCTGACACTCCGATTGAAGCAAAGTATTCGACTACCTCGTCTGAATGTGTATCTGAACTTAAAATACTTCTTATTGAGCCAATCCAATATCCAACAAATTCTGGGTGGTAATCGAACGGGCCACCCCAACTGATGTTTCCCTTTACACATCCTTTCTCTATTAGAGTATCACTAGCGTTATCCTCTGCTGACATCGCTATTTCGCTTATTTTGTTAATGCCTTCTAAACTAACTGCATCGCGAAGTTGTTTTAATGTAGTCATTTTGCATCTCCTGTAGTCAGACTCAAAATGAACCTGATGTAGAGATATTATATAGAACTATTAGAGTTGTCAACTATATTTACAGACAAAAAAAGGGCCACGATTTCTCGCAGCCCAAAGAGCGCAACTACCAATCACGCAAATTAATTGTACATCAGAAGGGAGTTTCGTCTGGCATATCGTCAAAAGGCGTTTTGTATGGGTCTGTAGCTGGCATATTTCGTGAATCATGCTTAGGCTCAGACTCCTTGCCCTTGCCTAAGAACTGCACCGTATCTGCCGCAATCTTGGTGCTGTATTTTGTTACACCAGACTTATCCTCATACTTTTCTGTTTTCATTTTGCCCTGCACATAGACTTGTGAGCCTTTATCTAGGTACTGAGCGCAGATTTCCGCCAGCTTGCCAAAGGTAGATATGTTGACCCATTCCGTACCTTCTTTGCTTTTGGTTTTCCAGCCACAAGCTATAGAGAAGTTTGTAACTGCATCTCCATTAGGTGTTACACGAGTTTCTGGTGCTTTCCCAAGTCTGCCTATAAAACTGCAAAGGTTTAAATCCGACATTATTTTTTCTCCAGTTGTTTAATTGCGTCATCTACTTCACCTAAAAACTTAACTACTTCTGTTTCCATCTTAGCTATTAGATCGTTATCTCTCCGCAGTCTTGAGACAAATAGCTGTAGATGCTCAGGCACTCGTGGGTCATAGCTTACAAAGTCGCAATAAGTTGCGTCAGTTACCCACATCTGACACTGCATCTGATTTACATATACCGCAGGTGGCTTGTTATCAAGCCTATATCCTAG